CGCGGCGTCGACCTGGCAGTACAGGCCGCTGGCGTTGCCGGCGTAGGCGTCCTGGAGGCCGGTGAGGGACTGGCCGCTAACGGAACCGGTCGGGTTGGTGACGCTGCCCATCAGGGCGGATTCCTCCTCGGGGTCGCGTGGTTGCGGCGGGCCAGGGTCGGCCCAGCCGAGGCCTTGCAGGACACGGCGGTTCAGGCGGGGCCACACGGGTACCTCCGGGCGGTCGCTGACCTTCCCAGAGGGATCTACCCGCTGCGTTGCTCGGGATCGGCCGGAGCAGGCACCGCCAGGGCCGGCCGGCCCCACGTGGCGGGCCGGCCGGGGTTAGCTGTACTCGACGTTGACGAGCGCGCCAGCGTCGGCGAGGGTGGCGTGGATCGTGGCCATCAGATCCGCACGCTGCCTTGGACGGTGCCGCTGCCCACCTCCACGAACACGCCGATCGCGAAGAAGACCTCGCAGACCTCGGCGAAGCTGCCGTTGGCGGGCAGGCTGAACGCGGCCAGCAGCGTCCCTGTGGCGCTGGTGTTGTCCCAGATCCGCACCACCGCGGCTGCGGCCGCGGCCTCGCGGATGGAGCAGCCGCGGTAGACGCCCGGGCCGATGGTCACCTGGGTGGTGCCGGTCCCGTTGATGTTGGCGGCACGCGCGGCGGCTGGCATCAGCGGGCCCGGCAGGTGACCTGCACGGCGCTGCCGGCCGGGACGGCCAGGCCGGTGCCGGAGTGGACGAACCCGGCGGTGAGCTGGTCGCCAGTGGCGAGCTGCAGGTCGGTCGCGGTGCCCGACAGGGTCAGGGTCTCGGGGGTGAGCGCAACCGAGCTGACCGCCGACCACGCGCGCGAGGCGGCGACGGCGGTCCCGGCCCCTGCCGGCCCCCGGTTGCGGACGCTCAGGGTCACGAAGTTGGTGGCGTTGAAGGCCATCGCCGCGCTCGGCAGCCACCGGACCGCGGTGATGAGGATCGGGAACCCGGCGACCAGGCCCTCGATCTCGGCCGCGGTCCCAGCCGCGATCGCCGGGATAGGGACGACGACCTGGAAGTCGCCGCGGAGCTCCTTGTACTGCACGGTGGGCCTCCTTGCGCTGGGGCGCGTGGGACCGCGGCCGGGGCCGTGCAGCCCCGGGCCCGGTCAGGAGCGAGAGGGGGTCAGCTGTTGCCGCGCTGGAAGCCGCGGTAGTCCAGCACCGCCCCCGAGTAGACGTGGCGGATCTTGTAGCTGACCTTGTCGGCGTTGAAGACGGTGCCGTAGTTCGGGTCGGACTGGGTGAACAGCTCGGGGGTGTCGCGGCCCTGGTAGAAGCCGAGCTCCAGGGTGGGGCACAGCCCGGTGTCGGCGACCACCATCCAGCCGGTGGTGCCCGACCAGTAGTCGACCACGATCAGCTGGGTGCCCTGGTGGATGTTGGGGATGTTGGATGCGGCACCGACCGGCGCGCCCGACGGCAGCGCGACGGTGGAGGTGACCAGCTCGTAGCCGAGCTCCTCCAGGGCGTTGACGACGATCAGGGTGCGGGGGATGTAGCCGAGGACGTCCTGGGCGTCGCCGTAGGCGGTCTGGGCGCGCATCTTCTGCCGGATGGTCGACAGCGTCGACCCGGACAGGGCGCTGGCGGCGGTGTTGCCGTGCCCGGCGGCGTACAGCGCGACCCCGTCGTAGATCAGCGGGTTGGCGCCACCGGAGGTCGGGTTGAGGATGTCCCACACGAACCGGTACAGCGTCTGCGCCGCCGCCAGGCCGAGCTTGACGGGGATCCGCTGGATGGCGCGGACGTCGTCGTTGGCGATCATCTCCAGGGTGATGTCCTCGGTGCCGCCCCGCTTGGTGATCGTGTAGGTGACCTCCTCGTTGGGCGGGGAGGTGAGCGGCTGGTAGGGGGCGCCCTGGTTGACGCCGGGCAGGGTGCCGTACCCGCCGATCCGGTCGACGCGCTGCTGGCGGAAGTCGTTGACCGGCACGATCGAGCTGACGATCTGCCGCCAGGTCTGCAGGTTCGGCTGGGAGTACTCGGCGACCATCCGCCGGGTGATCGAGTCGCCCAGCACCAGGTTCCAGCTGGTGGCGTCCAGCGACTCGAACGAGCGGGTGGCCGAGTCGAAGCCGGCACCCATCGACTCCTGCAAGATGCGCCGGTTCCAGTCCTGCCCGAAGTGGTCCTCCGAGGGCCGCAGCCCGGTGAAGTCGGCGTAGGCCTGCTTGATCGAGTGGTAGCCCTTGACGTGGTCGCCGGCGAAGAACGCGTCGAGGGCTTCCTGCTTCTTGTCCAGCGCCTCCTTGGTGACCTTGACGCCGGCCTTGGGCGCGAGGTTCGCCTTCTCGAGCACCCCCAGGCTCGCCTTGATCGCGACGATGTGGGCGTCGACGTCGGCCTCGGTGATCCGGTCGGGCAGGGCCCGGTAGACCGCCTCGACGGTCGGCAGCGGCAGGCCGGCGTCGAGGATCTTCGTCTCGATCATCTGCCGGCCGAAGAAGCCGTCCTTGCGGGTCACGACCGGGTTGTTGTCCGACGGCAGGACGCCGGTGGTGACGGTCGCCAGGCCGGTCGCCTCGGCGAGCTGCTGCGGCGAGGCGGAGCGGAGCAGCGCCAGGACCTGCTCCAGGTTGTAGGTCGGCGTGGCAGGCGCCGCAGGGGCGCTCGCCGCTGGGGCGTCTGGCACGGAGGCCTCCTTGCTGCTGGCGGGCTGCTCGCCCGCGTCGGTGGCGGCAGGCGCCTCGCCTGCCGGGTCGGTGCCGCCGGCCGGGTTTGCGGCCGGGGCGCTGGTCGTGGGGGTGGGGTCGGTGCCGCCGGCGACCATGCGGGTGATGAGCCCACCGGCGGCCGGGTCGGCGACGACGTCGGCGGAGTTGACCTTCACGATCTCGGTCGCCTCCTGGAGCTGGCGGCCGCCGTCGACGACCGTGCGGTAGCGGGCCTGTACGTCGTGGGAGATCCCCACCAGCGGCGACGCCATGCCCCGCTGCCCGGTCGCCTCGGCGACCGCCAGGGCGGCGTCGAGGGCCTCGGCGGTGTGCTTGGCGCTCGGGAGCAGGTGCAGGTCGGCCTCCAGGCCGGCGTCGGTGGCGTGGACGGCCGAGTAGTAGCCGACCAGCCCGGTGATCGACGACGAACGCAGCTCGGCCTCCGAGCGGTGGCCGTCGTAGGCCTTGGCGCCCTCGTACAGCGGGATCGCCCGGCGCATGACCGTCTCGGTGTAGCGGCGGCCGTTCTTGGAGTCGCCGTAGGCGAGGATCCGCACGCCGAAGACGCGGCCGCCGGCCTCGTCGGTGCCCTTGGCGGCGAGCAGGCGGCCCTCGATGTGGTCGCCGGCCTCGACCAGCCGCCCCGCTGCCACCGCCGCAGCGTCGGCAGGCGCCGCCTCAGCCGCCGCGGGCGCCTTCGGCTCGGGGGTCGCCTTGGGCTCGTCCTGGCTGCCTTCACCCTCGGCAGGCTGGGCGGCCTCGCCAGTCTGCATCGCCGCCGGCGCCGGCGCGTAGGTCCGCACGACCTGCTGTGGCTCGCCGAGGGTCACCTCGCCGGCCTCGTCGACCTCGTAGGCGCACTGGTACAGCTCGTCCTTCGAGCCGCATGCGTAGACGACCTGGTCGGTGGTCAGGTCGGCGACATAGCAGTAGGCGTAGAACTCGCCCGACTCCTCCCGCTCCCGTTCCACCAGGGCAGCACGGACCAGCTCGCGCACGTCGTCGAAGGAGCGGGTCCCGTCGACCATCGCCTCGCTGGCCTTCCCGGCACCGGCGATGGTGATGTTGAACTTGGCGGCGGCGGCCTTGATGCGGCCCTTGATGAGCTTGAGCTGGCTGGCGGTGTAGCCCTTCTGGTTGCGCGGCATGTTGATGTACGACCAGGCAGCCCGGACCCTTTTCGCCGTGTTCAGCGCGTACCGAGCGACGGGGGTCAGGCCGCTGTCGGACGCCTGCGTCCCGGCGCCGTCCAGGTAGCCAGGATCGGCGTACTCGACGTCGCCGTACGGCTTGGTCGCCTTCTGCTTGGCGGCCGCCTCTGCGGCCTGCTCGGCCTCGGTCAGCTGCGCCTCCAGCTCGGCCAGCTCGACGCCGGGCCCGGCCGCTGGCGGCGCCGACGCGTCGACCGACTCGGTGACGCGGATCGGCGGCTCCGGCGGCAGGAACCTGGTGCCACAGTTCGGGCAGGTCACGGTCGCTCCCTCCTGCGCCACCTGGCCACGGAAGCCGGCCTCCACAGCTTCCTGGTTGCAGTCCGGGCAGCGCGGATCGAACTGCTGGTGGCTGGCGTGATCGCTCACGGGTTGGCGAGCCGCTCGAGCTGCTCGACCAGCGACGTGCGCGGCTGCTCCCGCGCCCGCTCGACCTTGAGCGCCCGCGCGGCGCGGGCCATGTCGCGGTTCACCCACGCCAGGACGGTCCCGACCGGCCCGTCCGGGACCTCCCCGCCTTGGTCGTCGGAGGCCGCCGGACCCTCCTCCTCCGCCGCCGCGCTGACCGCAGCGGCGGACGGATGGACCGGGAAGAACGTGTCCTTCGGGTAGTTCGCCAGGTAGCTCACCTGGCCGTCCTTGGCGACGTGGTACGCGACGCCGTCGATGGTGGTCACCCGCTGGCCGGCCTCGGCCTTCTCGACCTCGAGGACCTCACGCTCGGGGACGCCGAGCGCCGCGGCGGCGTCGGCCTTGCTCAGGGACATACCAGCCCTCCTGGTCAGTTGCTGCCGTTGCCGTTGCTGGCGTTGCCTTGAAGCGTTGGGAACATCCGCCGGGCTGCGTCGTCGGCCATGTCGCCGACCGCCTTGGCCAGCCGGGTCTTGGCGTCGTCGACGGCGGTGGCCACGTCACCCGGGTCGGCGTCGGGCTGGTCCAGGTCGGCGCTGTAGGGGACGCCGACGTAGTCCTCCCACGCCTTGCGGGCGGCCGCCCTTGCCGCCTCCCGGCTCAGCGCGCCGATCTGCACGAGCTTCTCCAACCCCGTGGAGAGATTGAGCAGGACCTGCGCGGTGATCTGCGCGTCGGCGGCGGCGATCTCCGGGCCGGTCACCAGCACCGTCTGCGCCGCCGGGACCTGACGTTGGGAGCCGGTCTTCTCGTCGACCGCGGTGACTGTCTCCGGCAGCCGCCTGGCCGCGACGGCCTGGTCGACCGCGAAACGGACCAGCTCGGTCTGGTAGCCCAGCCAGGTCCGCTGCACCCCGCCGACGCGGCGGCGGACCGGCTCCGCCATCGTCAGCGACGTCGCCCGGTTGGCATCCTCCGGCTCGGCCAGCCACGTCTTGGCCAGCCCGGAGCCGCCGGCGACCTGGGTCAGGACGCTCTTGGCCGCGGTCGCGTCTTCGACCGCGCCGGTCTGGGCCTGCTGAGGCTTCCACGTGACTGCGTCGTTGTGGACCTCCACGCTTCCCGACGGCGGGATCGCGGTCCCGCCCCGCTGGGCGATGAACTCGTCGACCTCGTTCTGGCCGCCCTGCACGGTCACGTCCCAGACCAGGTACCGCATCAGCGCGGTCCGGTCGATCAGGTTGGAGAGGACCGTGTCGTAGTTGTCGAGCCAGTCCAGGATCGGCGCCAGGAACGGCATGCTGCGCTTGTCGGACAACAGCGTCTTGTTCGGCGTCCAGAACATCGCCTCGCCGGCGCGCCGGCCGGTGACGTCATCGACGCGGGCGAGGGAGAGCTCCCGGTCCTCGCCAAGGGCGCCGCCCCACCGGAACAGCACCTTGTCCGGCCACAGCGGGTTCCCGGCGACCAAGGTCACGTCGGTGATCCACGACGGGTCGACCGGGGCGAGCCGCACCACCCCCGACATCGGGCCCTGCATCAGCTCGATCAGCGTCTCGCCGTTCAACAGCTGGTCGCGGAGCCACAGCTCCTGCGCGGCGAGCTGGTTGCGCGGATCAAACCAGAACTCTTCGACGACCTGGCGGACGTCCGGGTTGGAGGCCTGGTAGCTGACCCCGGAGTCGCCGACGCAGAACGAGGTGTAGGTGTCGATGATCGCCTTGGCCATCGGGTTG